CGTTCCTCGGCCCGCTCGGAAAATCCACCGCCGCCAGTCGCCTTGCGGCATCCCTTGATAGGGCAGGCGCCAAAGGTCCCAACTGTTGAGGATCGCCATCTGCTCACGCCGAGATAGCCCGCCCATCATCGCCTCGATCGAGACGCCGGTCTCGCGGCTTTTCTGAACGATGAGGGGGAGATGCTCGCTCATGCTCGCTCATTTGTCCGCCAGCAGGTTGAAGCGCTCAACGCAAAGCGCGAGCGGGTCGATCTTGGTTTCCTCTAAGGTCTCATCGTCCTGATACGAGAGGCCCGAGACGTCGCGGCGCGTCAGCTTCATAAACTGAAGCTTCACCTTGGGGTCGTCGCATTCGACGATCGCCATTTCCATTTTCTCGTGAGCGATACCAAGGGACTTGGTGCCGCGCTCGAATAGCTCCATGCAGAGAATCTCGCGCTTTGAAAACTCGCGAGTAAGCCGGTTTTGTCGCTCGTTTTTCTCGATCTCCTCGAGGCAATTTCGGCCCGCTTGCCACCAGTGATAGAAGGTGCCTCGACGCAGGCCCATTCGCTTGAGCACTGTTTGCCGCAAACACCCCTTTTCGGTGATCTCGCAGAACTGGTCGATGATGTCGCGGCTAAGCGTGAGTCTGGCCGGCATGCTTATGCCTCGTATGCTCCACGACAGACGATCTTGGCCTGCGAAACAACAGACGTGCCGGCTCCGCCGACGTTGAAAAAGCGGATCGACAGCGCGTTGGTGCCGCCTGCGGGTAGGCTGATCTTGTGCTGGAAAAAGAAGGACTTCTTTTGGAAGAGCGCCACGTAGTCGACCTCGACGTTATCGACAAGCACGCCGCCCGCGAAGAACTCGATTTGTGTGCGGCTGGTGAGCCCCGCCGTGATTCGGCTTAGGCCCGAATACTCGATGATGTAATCCCCCGCCGGCAGCCCTGGCGAAGTCGAGGCACCCAGGGTGATGCCGACCTTTGTGGTCAGGGTGCCTGTGGATTCAGCAGTGTCTCCCAGGCTGTCTGCGTAGCCGTAGCCCAGCCCGTTGGTCGTGCTCCAGGCCGTCTGCTGCCCCGGGCCGCCTCCGCCCGTAGCCCCGTCTTCGTCGTACCAGCGGATGGCGCCTCGACCGAAACCGGAGGCGCCCAACTTGCGCCAAAGGTCACCGACAGCCGGCGCGCTTGGGTCGCTTGTGCCATCCAGCGACATGAGGCCGCGGACAGGCGCCACGACGCCCGTTCGCACAATCTGCACAGTGGCCGAGCTCGAACCGCTGTCCGAGCTAAACACGCCAGCAGAGCCGTTCGCGTTGGTCGCTGTGGCCTCGATGCCGTGCCCATCCGTTCCGCCCCCGGAAAACTCACCACCGGACCCACCGGCGCCACTCGTTCCGCCGGTTCCTCGCACGCCAGGGCCGGACCCGCCGGTAGCCAAACCTTCGACGCCGGGCGCCGTTCCTTGGCACGTTCCGCGAATTGCGGCTGATGCCCCGTTGGTCGAGCCGATGATCGCAAAACCTCCAAGCGAGTTGTTTACCGAAGCCGCCGCGCTTCCTGACCCACTGTTAGCCGAGACCGAAAGCGCCGTTGCGGCTGCAGCGGTTCCGCCTACGGTCAAAACCGCCAGCCCGGTCGCGCCGCTCGCGTCCGTCTCGACGATGTGAGCATCTAAGTCGGCGTTGAAGGTGCCGAGGTCGAGCCAGTTGCTAATCCATTGGCCGCAAATGTTGCCGATGTAGTTGTGATTTTCGGCCGCGATGACGACGCCCGGCACATAGCCATCCGGGACCGGCGGGGCCTCCTTGGTCTTATCGCCTACGAAGGGGCCGGTTGCGTAGAACTCGTTAGTGGCTAGTAAAAAGGTGTCTGTGGGTTTCGTTGGCATCTCTCTACCTCAGCAATTGTCCGTTCCGATGGCTACCACGTGGCCGTATTCCGCAGCTCCCGGCACGACACCGTGAACCGACCCATAGATGCCCTCTCCAAGCACCGGGCCGTGAACCGAGCCGTAGAGGCCGCCTGCGCCGATCTCAAAGTAGACCAGCCCAAGCACGCCCGCATAGGTCGCGCGGCAAATGAAGACCTTGAGCACCTCGACATCCGCGGGAGTTAGGACGGGGTTGCTCAATAGGTACGAGTACGGCGGAAGGTTCTGCAGGACGACCGGCGTCGCGGTCGGCCCGATGAACTTCCGGGCAATCGAAAGGATGTTGTTGCCGGTTCCCGTCCAGTTCGCCTCGCCTCGTCGCGCGGACAAGAGCAGGTCAATTTGAATCTCCAGCAGGGTCCGATATCGGGCGTCGGGGTAGCCCTGGCGCGGCAGGCCGACAACTGCACCAATCTTGTCGAGCTGGTCGCCGGCGGCCGTTGACACGTCGAAGGCGAGCAGGATTTCGCCGAGCACGTCTCGGATCTCCGCAAACAGCTCCGCGACGATGCAGATCAAGTCACGGAAGCGGTGATGGTCCTCGGTCTTAGGCTTGAACTGGACAAGAACCCGCGTGTCGGCAAACTCGCATGCTTCGTCCGCGCAGGAGCCAGTGCCCCACGGTCCACAGTCGCCCCAAGGTGCCCCCCAAAAGCTCATGGCGTTACATTCACCGTGATGTTTGCCGAGTCAAACTCAGGCCGCTCACGGATGCTAATGGGCAGCGGGTTTGCAGGCAGCCCGCCATCCGAAAGGGTGACCGTCACGTCGGTGACGCCGGAAATCTGCCCCGCGGCCTGCAGGTCGTAGACCAGACCGGCATATTCGAAGAAGTTGGCTTGTGCCTGCTGCAGAACGTACTCGGCCACAACGTCCGCGAGATTTTCGCTAACGGGCTGCTCGGTGCCCGCCGTGCTGATGTCGATCGTGATGAACACGTCTACGAGGTCGACGACATCGAAGCTGACCGGCTGCGGGAGCCCTTCCTCGTCGACCACGGTAACGGAGAAATCCGTCCCGTAGGCTTCGCCGCCTGCGCCCATGGCCGACCAGATGGCGTCTCCGATGGCCTGCTGCAGCGATGGCGTGGGCGAGCTCGGGGAGGTCTCGACAACGACGTTGAACGCCTTGAACGGGATGTTGTCTCCGTCAAATGGCGCTTGGTCGGGGTTGTGGTAGGTACGAGCGGTGAGAACGCCCGGCACCTTGGAAACAACCGCGGTGATGGCCGCGAGCGGTCCGTCTCCCTGGCTGTAGAGCTCGACTTGGCGGCTGGCCCTGAACTGGGGGTCGGTCTGCTGGTTTTGGCCTACGTTGGCATCGTCGTCGATGTTCGTAAACCCTGCCACGTTGGGAATGATCGTGACTAGCGACCAGTTTGTCCCGGCGTTAGCAAGCACAGGGCCGCTCTCAAGGGCCACAAAGGTTGCGGGCACCTGCTCGGGGTATGGGCCGCCCGTGTCCGTGTAGGGGCCGTTGACCGCCTGCCACTGGCTCTGGTTGTCGTCGTTTTGGATGATGTCGCCATCGTTGACCGTCGCGGGACCTGAGAACTCGATGAGCCCGTCCACTTCGGAGAACGTGGCCCCGTCTCGCGTTGAGCCCGTGAGGGCCGCGCGCGCGTCGAGGGCTGTCCCGGTGGCGTTGTCGGGGTCAAAGCTCGAATAGACGGCCAAGCATGTCTGCTGAGTCAGGGCGATCTGTTCTGACAGAATGTCCGTCAGGTTGCCGAACGCGCTCCCAGTCTGGGTGTTGATGTTGGGCCCATAGGCCGCCTGGAGCTTCTCGACGATGCGCTCGCGGATCTCCTGCTGGCTTTCGGTTTCGAGTCCAGATGGGGTCAGTTGAAATGGCATTATGCGGTCACCTCCACGGCGAAATTCACATCGCCGTCGATCGTCGTTGCGCTGCCCTGGATCGAGATGCCCCCAGTATCAGCGTCAAATTCGGGCGGGTCAATACTCACGTTCGTTACCCCGGGAGTCTGTAGCACTTGATTCGAGATGATGAAGCGCGTTGCTTCGGCGTTGTAGTTGCCCGCAAAAATCACCTGGGTGTAGGGCACCCCGAAATCCTCGTTGTAGACCGATTCGCCTTGCCAACCCTTCAGCCTCATCACGATGTGCTGAGCGATGGCCTCTTCGCCTGTCACGAGCACGAGGTTCCCGGCGCTGTCAATCACGATGTCGTCGTCTACCACTAGCATGTCCATGGGTTCACTCCGTCAGGGTCTTGAGGCTTAGAGATGCGGCGATGTCAGCGTTTAGCTTTGCTGTAGCTGTTGCCAGCGTGGCGATAAAGGCCAGATTCGACACGGCGGTAGGCGGTACAGGTGCGCTTGGTGGAGGCGAGCCGCCTAGCGATGCCAGGACGGCCGCCGCTTGAACCGTCGCATCGTACGCGGCGAAGGCAGCGACCACGGCATCGCCTTTGAGCACAGGGGAGGCGGCGAGATAGCCGAGCTTGACCAGCGGGCCCTCGATGACGTGGGCGGTAAGGTCGGTCGGCGGCAGCTTGTTGGGTGCGGGCAGTGGCGCGGGGTAAAAGACCGACTCGGACAGGGCATGCGTCCACATGCGCTCAGGGTCGTCCTGTGTCCCGCTCAGGAGCCACTTTTGGATGCTCCGGTCGTTTACGTGTAGCTCGCCTTTGTCGCCCGTCTTGATTGGCTGGGTCGCGTAGGCGGTTTGCGTGCCTTGGAAGTGTACCGGGATGCCCTTTAGGATGATCGGCGGCTGAGTGATGCTCGGGGCCGGGTCCTGCCGACTCGGCGGCTTGTTGTTGTCGCGGACCACTTGGAGAATGTCTACGCTAACGTCTGCGGTCTGCGTGGCCGAGTTGTACGAGACCACCGTGCCCACCGTGTGCGTGCGCATCTCAAGCTGCAGCTTTCGCACCGCAAGCCGGAACAGCTCGGCCAAGTCAGGCTCCGAAGAAAGCTCATAGGGCCCGGTTCGCTCGGTGACGAAGCTCATACGAGGCGCGCCCTTTCGGCTTCGATGGACATGATGGATTCGCCCTGCGTCGAGCCGGTGAAGCTCACGGTGTCGACGCGATAAAGCG